TGAAGATTCTGAGGGAGATGACGATAAAGAAGAATTCGAAAAAGAATTATCTTTAGACATTGACGACCTAGGTTTAGGTATTGATATGGATATGGATGATGAAGATGAGGAGACTATCGACTTAACCGATATTGACGACGAAGATGAAATTCTACGTGTTTTTGGTTTGATGGGACCTGAAGACAATATTGTGGTAACACAAGATGACGCAGGTAATATTAATTTAAAGGACGAAGAAAAAGAATATATGATTGTTGGTGAAGGTGAAGAAGAATTTGAAATTGAATTGGAAGAAGATTTAGATTTTGACGAGGATATCGAAGAAGTATCAGAAGGTGACAAAGAAGTTCACGAAGAAGATATGGATGATGATGAATCGTTTGATGAAGAATCTATTGAAGATATAGTTTCAAGAGTTTTTGAATCATCATACGGCGAAGATAACGAATCTGAAGACATTGATGAAGTTTATGAAGAAATGGATGACATTGATGAAGTATATGAAGAAGATGAAATTGACGCAGAACAAATTATGTATGAAATCGAATTCGACGAAGAAGAAGATGAGTTTATTGAAGTTGACTTGGAAGAAACATTAGAAGAGTCTAAACCATCATTTAAGTATGATTCTAAACCTAACAGTAAAGGATTTAATACTAAAATGAAAAAGGTTAACCCAAAAAAGGGAACAGGTAAACCAAAATTCGAATTCAAAGAAGGTCAAGGATATGACGACCACGAGGATGAACGTTTAGGTATGAAAGACGGAAAGATTTCAAAGAAAGATTTCAAAGGTTCTAAAAAACGTAAATCTAAGAGTCGTAGAGATGACGCACATTTCGAAACTGAATCAGTTGGTAAAGAAGAAACAAAAGAGGCGTCAAGAACGCTTGGTAATGGTAAATATTGGGGACGTAAAGGTTTAAATAAACCGAAAGCGGCACCAAGAAACATTAGAGTTGAAAACACCAATACCAAAGAATTACAAGTTCTTAGAGAAAAGAATGAGGAATATAGAAAAGCACTTAATGTATTTAGAAATAAATTAAATGAAGTGGCTGTATTTAATTCCAATTTAGCATACTCAACAAGATTGTTCACAGAACACTCTACTTCTAAAAGTGAAAAAATTAACATTTTAAGAAGATTTGATAATGTTGAAACTATTAAAGAATCTAAAGGACTTTATAAGACTATTAAAAATGAATTATCATCGAACAACGGAAGTTCAAAGACAATGAATGAATCTATCGGTAAAACTATCGACAAGAATCTTTCAACAGGTTCATCACAAAATTTGATTGAATCTAAGACTTACGAAAATCCACAGTTCTTGAGAATGAAAGATTTAATGTCAAAATTATAATAAATAAATAAATAAATTAAAAATAAAAAAACCAAAAAAATGGGAGCATTATTAGAATCAGGTCTTGTTGGTAACATTGGGTTAAAACACCTAAAAGTTATTAAAGAAGATACTATTAACAAATGGGATAAATTAGGATTCCTAGAAGGTCTTAAAGGACACTTAAAAGAGAACGTAGCTCAGTTATATGAGAATCAAGCGTCTCACCTAATCAATGAAGCTGCTGACGCAGGTTCAGCGGGAGCATTCGAAACTGTTGTATTTCCAATAGTTAGACGTGTATTCTCTAAATTATTAGCTAATGATATCGTATCAGTACAAGCTATGAACTTACCGATTGGTAAATTGTTTTACTTTGTACCTAAAATTCAAGGGTACTCAGGTGGAACAGCTACACAATCAGGTGACCATTACGCACCTGTAGGTTCTCCGGGTAATTACCCAGGTGACCCTGAAGCAGGTTATACAGGAGCAGGAGCTTACTCTAAAAACCTTTATGATTTATTTTACGAAGGTAACGAACCGGGTCTTGACCCAGCAGGTTTATTCGACTACTCTAAAGGACGTTGGTCGGCTATCACATCTGATACAAAAATCCAATCATGGTCAAATGGGGCTTTAGTTGATTCTGTAATTTCAGGAGACACTGCATCAGCAGGAGTTATCCCAGCAGGAAACACAAGAAAAGTAATCATTAAAATGTGTGGATTCGCTGATACAGGAGCAGGAAAATTAATCGGACCTGACGGAAATGAAATGGATACTGAAGCTTTCTTAGCTGATTTACATATCATTAAAGCGGCTGGTTTATCTGCATCAACAACACCTTGTGAAATTTCTACAGGTTCATTGTTATTCAGAGTTGTAACTCAACAATATGGTAAAGGTATCGTAAACTACGGTAGTACAACTACTACAAGTTGGGCATCTTCAGGTAACGGAGGTTCTTTCAAGAACGTTTGTGACGCTGACGGATGTATCTACTTAGAAGTTGATTTATCTTGTCCGGTATGTGCTGATTGTGATTCTACATCTTTAGATGGTTACACAGGAGCTACTATTAATAGTGGAGCAACTGAAGGTTCTTTCACGGCTGTATTCAGACGTTACGAAGAATTAGAATTTGAAGATAAAATCGGTGAAGTTTCTTTCGACTTGGATTCTGTTACAGTATCTGTTACTGAAAGAAAACTAAGAGCACAGTGGTCTCCTGAGTTAGCTCAAGATGTCGCGGCGTTCCATAACATCGATGCTGAAGCTGAATTAACGGCTTTATTATCTGAACAAGTTGCGGCTGAAATCGATAGAGAAATCTTGAGAGACCTTAGAAAAGGTGCAGCATGGAACCTAAGATGGGATTACAATGGATGGAGAAGAATTTCTCAAACAACATCATACACTCAGAAAGATTGGAACCAAACTTTGATTACAGCAATTAACCAATTGTCAGCACAAATTCACAAATCAACTTTGAGAGGTGGAGCTAACTGGATTGTTGTTTCTTCTGAAGTTTCAGCTATATTTGACGATTTAGAATACTTCCACGTATCTAACGCGTCTCCTGAGCAAGACCAATATAACATGGGTATTGAAAGAGTGGGAACTCTTGCAGGACGTTACCAAGTGTACCGTGACCCTTACTTCCCAGCGAATCAAGTGTTGATTGGACATAAAGGAACATCATTGTTAGATACGGGGTACATTTACGCACCTTACGTACCACTACAATTGACACCTACAATGTACAATCCATTCAACTTCACTCCGATTAAAGGAATTATGACGAGATACGCGAAGAAGATGGTAAATAACCGCTTTTACGGCAGAATTACTGTAGATGGTGTTAGAACATTCGATTTAAAAGAATTGAGATAATCAAAACTTTAAAATAGATAACCTTAAAAGGTCCTCATTATTGGGGACCTTTTTTTTTACCTCTTTTTGTAAATAATCGACGAAATGAGAGTATTTATAGTATGAAGAAAATTATATTTAGTGATGAACAAGTTAATGAAATGATTTCTCTATATGTTGAACATATCTGGGGTACAAGACAGATAGGTAAAAAATATTCGGTATCTGAGAAAACCATTAATAGAGTTCTAAAAGAAAATGGTGTTAAAATGGACACGTCAGGAAGAAGATTTCTTGGTGGGAAAAAAGTTGCTGATAAAAAATATTATGAGGGTAATAAAGATAAAATATCGGAATATTATAAAACGTGGAAAGAAGATAAAAAAGAACATTTAAAAGAATATCAAAAAAAATGGAGGGAGAAAAATAGGGAGAAGTTAAGAAAGACCAAAAGAGACTATGAAAGGAATCGTAAAGCGAGGGACCCCCTTTATAAATTAATTTCTAATTTCAGGACTGCGATATATCAGGTATTAAAGGAGAGTAATGTGGATAAGAACGAACATTACTTTGATATATTACCATATAGTCAGGGGGAATTGATTCAACACTTAGAAAATCAATTTACAGACGATTTAACGTGGGATAATTACGGGGAGTGGCACGTAGACCACATTACACCTATAAGTTCATTTAACATACGGGAAATGGGTGACGAGGAGTTTATTAAGTGTTGGTCATTAGAAAATCTCCAACCGTTATGGGGTGATGAGAATATTCGTAAGTCTAATTCTATATTATTTTAATTTATTAATAAAATATTTAATCATAATATGACCACTTTGGTAGTTTGTTGCGAGTGGTACGTTGTGTACATCACAGAGTCTCATTAACATAGAGATATCGACATCATGTGGGTGTTTATCTAATGGGTCTCTAAAGAAGATTACCCCATCTATTTCACCACGAGTAACCATTGCTCCTATTTCGGC